AGGAATCAACGTAATCAGCGTTGATATAAATGGCGTTACATGGTTCGTCCCGCTCGACATAGCGAACACAGATTATCAAAACATCATGAATCTTGTCTCCGAAGGCAAGCTCGTGATCGCCCCGGCAGACGCATAGCATTGGTGATGTGGTGAGGCTCATGGACCCCCAATCCATTTACAATATCGGCCTTGGTGCCGTTGTCGCCGGTATGGGTTGGTTCGCCCGTGAGCTATGGGGTGCGGTGGCGGAATTGCGCCGCGATGTGAAGCAGATCGAAGTTGATCTTCCTAGTCATTACCTTCGCAAAGATGAATTCCGCGAAGGGATCAATGAGATTAAAGGCATCTTGCGCGAGATATTCGTGAAGATTGATGACCTTAAAGACCGGAAAGTGGACAAATGAATAACCTTCTTTCAACGGTCGGCGGTCTGATCAAGCAAGTTGCTCCTACCATTGCGACAGCCCTTGGCGGCCCTTTGGCGGGGTTGGCGACGAAGACCCTTTCGGAAGCTCTTCTTGGCAGCCAAGATGGGTCGCCCGACGAGATTGCAGCCGCTTTAGGCAATGCCACACCGGAACAGCTTGCAAAGCTCCGTGAGATCGACGCCAACTTCAAAGTGACGATGAAGAAGTTGGACATCGACCTCGCACAGATTGATGCCACGGACCGCAACAGCGCCCGTCAGCGGGAAATGAGCCTCAAGGACAAGACGCCGACCATATTGGCCGGGGTTGTGTGTGTCGGGTTTTTCGGAACACTTATCGGTCTCATGCTCTATGGTCTCCCCGCACGGGGCCAAGATGCCTTACTTATCCTGTTGGGTGCTTTGTCTTCGTCATTCACCGCCATCATAGGCTACTACTACGGCTCATCGTCCGGCTCCCGTGCCAAGGAGCAGATCATTGAGCAGATGGCGAACAAGAAATGAAAGACAATTTTGATCAAAGCCTCGCCCTCGTCCTCAAGCATGAGGGCGGTTGGGTGGATGACCCGCAAGACCCCGGCGGCGAGACGAATATGGGCGTGACAAAGCGCACATGGGAAAGTTGGGTTGGCCATCCCGTGGCTGCCGGATCGCTCAAGGCGCTCACTGTGGCCGATGTGGCTCCGGTCTATAAACAGCTCTACTGGGACAAAGTGCGCGGCGATGACCTCCCCGATGGAGTGGACTATGCAGTGTTCGACTATGCGGTGAACAGCGGCGTGACGCGGGCCGCACGACAGCTGCAAGCTTGTGCGCGGGTCGAGACGGACGGCATCATCGGTATGAAGACGTTGGCGGCTGTGAAAGCGGCTGATCCCGTTGCTCTGATCAAGTGTATCTGCGATAATAGGCTGGCCTTCCTTCAGAATTTGCCGACATGGGGTAGGTTCGGCAAAGGCTGGGGTCGCCGCGTTGCGGATGTGAGCAAGACGGCTCAAACGATGGTCGGGTAACATGACAACGGGTCTGACCTATTCTCAGTATGTGACACAGATTGCCACGCTGGCAGTCGTGGATGAGGCAGACCCAGCCTTCGTCACAATCCTGCCTCAGATGATCACCTATGCGGAAAACCGCATGTATCGTGATCTCGACTTCCTATTCACGTCGATTGCCACGACATCCTACGGCCTCACTGTCGGCACCCGGACGATCCCGGTGCCTGCTGGCACGTTTGTGGTGCCGGAACAGATTAACGTGATCACGCCGATGGGTACGGCCAGCCCCGATACGGGTGTGCGGAATCCTTTGCTGCCATGCACGAAGGAATTCCTCGACCAAGTCTATAACAACAGCCAGCAGAGGGGCCTGCCGAAGTATTTCTGCCCCTTTGACGATTATACGTTCCTCGTCGGTCCGTATCCCGATCAGAGCTATATGTGCGAGATCATCGGTACGTTCCGCCCGAACAGCTTGTCGGTGTCTAACCCGACCACGTTCATCAGCCTTTATCTGCCGGATCTGATGATTATGGCATCCATGATCTATGTGTCCGGTTATCAGCGCAACTTCGGTCGCGCCAATGATGACCCGCAAATGGCGATCACTTACGAAAGCCAATATCAGACGCTTCTGAAGGGCGCTTTGACAGAGGAAAGCCGGAAGAAATTCGAGGCTGCAGCGTGGTCTTCGCAGTCTATGTCGCCCGTCTCCACGCCGACGCGGGGGTAAAGCATGCCCCATAATGCCATCAAGTTCGTTCCGGGCGTCGATCAGAACCGGACGCCAGCCCTTAACGAAATGGCTATTTCGGAATGCCAGCTCGTGCGCTTTGTGCCGGACAAGCAGGGCATGGGCCTCGTGCAAAAGCTGGGCGGTTGGCAGAAATACTTCGGTGATGCGATTGGCTCGCCTGTCCGTGCTTTGCATGCGTGGGAAGGGATTAATCTCGATCAGCATCTCGGTGTCGGCGCTGAAAGCAGCTTGAGCGTCATCACAAACGGCAACGAGAACACGATCACGCCGCAGAAGATCCTGCGCAATGAGCCGGTCAGCTTCTCGACAACCGCTGGCAGCAATCTTGTTACGGTGACGGATACAGGCTCGAACACCGATCAATATGATTCGGTCTATATTCAGACTGATGTCTCGGTCGGCGGTTTGATCCTCAAGGGCGTCTATAAGATCTATCCGCTCGGCCCGAACACCTACAACATCTATGCGACGAATGCGCTCGGCGATCCGGCGCTTGCTACGACCACGGTTGCGAATGGTGGCATCGTTTCGGAATTGGCCGCCACGGCTGGATCCGCTGTCATCACGATCACGCTCCCGGATCATGGCAAGCAAGTCGGCGATACCGCGACGTTCTTGGTCGCCACATCGATTGGCGGTCTGTCGATCTATGGGAACTATACCGTGCAGACGGTGTTGTCCTCGTCGCAGTACACCATCTTGGCGGCCAATCAAGCGAACGCGACAGTCATCACGGTGACAGGCGCATCGGGCACCGGCGTGACGGCCACGCTGACGTTCTCAAGTGCATATGAGATCGCTATTGGCACGAACATCGTCGTAGCTGGTGTCACACCGGCTGGATATAACGGCACGCATACGGTCACCGTTACCGGCACGAACACGGTCAGCTTTGCGAGTGCTGAGACCGGCGCATTTGTTTCCGGCGGCACGATCACGGCACCGAGCGTTTCGACGTTCATCAATGGCGGCGAAGTTCGCTTTCTCTATTACAACGGCCTCGGCCCGCTGCCGCAAGGCACCGGCTACGGCATCGGTCCTTATGGTGCTGGCGGATATGGCACGGGTATCCCGCCGATCCCGAACACTGGTACGCCGGTCACAACGACAGACTGGACGCTCGACAACTGGGGCGAGACGTTCATCGCCAATCCAGCCGATGACGCGATCTATACATGGACGCCGAGCCAAAACGATCCCGTAGCAATCGTTATCCCGAATGCGCCGCCGGTGAACCGTGGCTTGTTCGTGGCGATGCCTCAACGGCAAATCATTGCATACGGATCGACGTTTACCGGCATTCAAGACCCGCTTCTCATCCGCTGGTGCGATGTCGATAATTACGATTCATGGATTGGCCTCGTGACCAATCAAGCCGGATCGTACCGCATCCCGAAAGGCTCGCGCATCGTGGGCGCAATTCAAGGGCCGCAGCAGGGCTTGCTGTGGACGGATCTTGCGCTGTGGGCGATGCAATATGTCGGCGGCGAACTCGTATATGGCTTCAACGAGATCTCGGCTGGTTGCGGATTGATCGCGAAAAAAGCTGCCGGTCTGCTGAACAATCAAGTTTATTGGATGTCGCAGTCGCAGTTCTTCCGCCTCACCGGCACGGGCGTTGAGCCGATCTTCTGCCCCGTGTGGGACGTGATCTTCCAAGACCTCGACACAAACAATCTCGATAAGATCCGCTGCGCTCCGAACAGCCGGTTCAACGAAGTCACATGGTACTATCCGACCATCGGCAACGGTGGAGAGGTATCGCATTATGTGAAGTACAATGCTGGCTTGAATTGCTGGGATTTCGGCACGTTGGGCCGCACGGCATGGATCAATCAGTCTGTGCTGGGACCGCCGATTGGCGCTGGTGTCGATCAATATATCTATCAGCACGAAGTTGGTCAGAACGACGATGTGCGGCCAATGACAAGCTGGTTTCAAACTGGCTACATGCAGCTGTCTGAAGCAGACGTGAAAATGTTCATCGACCAAGTATGGCCCGACATGAAGTGGGGCTATTACAATGGTGTGCAGAACGTCACGTTGAGCCTTAGCTTCTACGTTGTGGATTATCCCGGCGAGACGCCAACGGTGTATGGTCCTTTCTTGCTCACACAGCAGACCACATTCGTGACGCCGCGCTTCCGTGGCCGCCTTGTGTCGATCCGCATGGAGAGTAACGACTTCAACACGTTTTGGCGCATCGGTAACATGCGCTACCGGTTTCAAGTGGATGGACGCTTCTAATGGCTAGTTTAGACGATATTCTAACTACTCAGAAGAACGGCGTTGTCGCCATCAACGGCATCAATCGATCGTTGGCTGGTATCTACACCTATATGAAGGGCAAACCGCTTGCGTCGGGCGCAGCCGGAACGGGCGGGTATTCAACGCTCTACACGGTGCCGACTGGATCGCAAATGGCGATTGTCGATATCGAGATCTGCAACACGGCATCGTCTCCTGCGACGTTCTACATTTCGTTGTGCGCCGCTGGCGATACAGCCGGTGCGAGCAATGCAGTGTTCTACGCTGCGCCGATCAATGGCAACACCACGGTGCAGTGGACGGGCCAGCAAGTGCTTGATGCCGGTGGCTTCGTGGCGGCATACGCTTCTGCATCGACAGTGACGATTAAGGTCGGCGGAGGTCCGGGTCAGTGACGATCACCGTATATCCTCCGTATGGTTCGCAAGTTAATCCGACCTATGTAACCTTTGATGGCACGAACACCGATGCGTTCGGGCGTTTGCGCGTATCTAATCCCGTCACGCTCTTCGACAGTCAAAGCCGGTTTTTTGCAGATCAGCACTATAGCTATGTGACTGCGACTGGTGGCACGACGAGCTATAACACCAATCAGTCTTCGGTTAGCCTCAACGTCACTACGTCTTCCGGCTCGACAGCTGTCTCACAAACCTATCGCGTGTTTCCGTATCAACCGGGGAAGAGCCTGCTGACGTTGCAGACATTTACGATGGCTGCTGCGCAGACCAATTTGCGGCAGCGGGTTGGATATTTCAGCGCTCAGAACGGTGTCTATCTCGAACAGGGTCCGAACGGCGTCACGTTTGTGATCCGTTCTTACACGAGCGGCTCGGTCGATGATTCTCGATATGTGACGCAAGCGAACTGGAACGGCGATAAGCTCAATGGCACCGGTCCATCGGGTCTGACGCTTGATCTGACGAAAACGCAAATCCTATGGTTTGACATCGAATGGCTCGGTGTCGGCAATGTGCGTTGCGGCTTCATCATCAACGGCCAATATGTTGTTTGCCACACGTTCCAAAACGCGAACCAATCGTTCTCCACGAAGGTCTATATGCAGACGGCGACGTTGCCGCTTCGCTATGAGATCGCGACCACTGGTGCGACAGCTTCGGCAGCCACGTTGCAGATGATCTGCGCCACGGTGATTTCGGAGGGTGGGTACGAACAAGTATCGGCTCCCTACATCGCGCGAGCGACGGGCAACGGGGTCTCAATCGCGAACAATACGGGCCTCACATTCACGCCGATTGTGTCGATCCGCATCAATTCGAGCTATTTCGGCGCTGTGATTATTCCGTCTATCGTGAACTTCGCGGCGACCTATTCGGGTACTTATGAAATCGTTCTTGTGAGAAACCCCACTCTGACAGGCGCGACATGGGCTGCTGGTCCAATCAGTAATGGCATGGTCGATGTAGATACAGCCGCGACCTCTATGGTAGCGACGGCGGACAATATCCATCAGACCGATTATGTCGTTTCGACCAATCAAGGGTCGGTGCCGATTATCGCTCCGTTCGGCTATAACTTCGATTTGCAGTTGGGTGTTTCTGCATCGCTGTCGGGGAATGGGTTTTCGACAAGCGATGTGATCACGTTGGCTGCTCGTGGCCTTAACATTCCGTCCAGCAATGGTGCTGGTATCGGATCCATCGCTTTCTACAACTTGAGCTTGTGACCATGCCGCTGAAAAAAGGTTCTTCGCAAGACACGATCAGTGCCAATATCAGTGAGCTGGTGCGCAGCGGGAGGCCGCAGAAGCAAGCGATTGCGATTGCGCTCGATACGGCGCGTCGTGCAACGCGCGCGGAAGGTGGCATGACCACCACGACCACGACCGAGGGTCCTGCGATGGGCAAGGTGCATCACGGCCCAATCCGTTCTGCCGTTGCTGGCCGCACCGATCATCTTCCGATCCATGTGCCATCGGGCGCTTATGTGATCCCGGCAGATATCATTTCCGGGATGGGCGAGGGGAACACGGACGCGGGCTTCAAAGTTGCTAAAAGCATTTTCTCGCAGCCAATGTACGGCGCTGGCGAAAAAGCACCGGCATACGGCGCTGCGCCTACGCCATACGCTGAGAACCCGAACATGGCCTATGAGCAAAAGCTCGATGCGCCATACGGCATGGATATGCCCGCAAAAGCTGCTGGTGGTGAAGCGGATGCAGCTCCCATCGTGGCAGCCGGTGGTGAATATGTTATTCATCCCGAAGACGTTCGCCGTCTCGGCGGCGGAGATCTCGACGCTGGCCACCGTGAATTGGACCGCTTTGTGAAAATGTACCGCAAGCATCTGATCGACACGTTGAAAAAGCTGCCGGGACCGAAGAAGGACTAATGGAGGGGAGCCATGTCCGAAGAGCCAAAAGTAACGATAGCAACGCCTTTTGATGTCCATGAAATCATGGAAGTAGCATTGGCAGCGTGTGAAGAAAACGGACTTACCAACCCAAATCCAACTAAGTTGCTGCAAGAAGTATGGTCAGCGCTGCATCTTAAAGATGGCCTTTGCGGTATTATCCGGAATGATCAAGGCGTTCTTGAAGCAGCAATTCTGCTTCGGATTGGGACTATGTGGTACTCGGATGAGCGGATCCTTGAAGAAAAAGCGATCTTCATTCATCCGGATTATAGAATTGGGAAAAATCGTCGGGCTCCCATTTTATGCGACTTTGCAAAAATGACGGCAGATCGACTTGGTATCCCGTTGATAATTGGGGTATTATCCAGTCACCGGACGGAAGCTAAGGTGCGCTTGTACGAGCGCCAGTTTGGCAAGCCATCGGGTGCGTACTTCTTGTATGGCGCAACGACTGGACTGGCAAAAGGACATTAAGGCATGGGCGGCGGCGGTAAGTCACAAACAACCACCCAACAGGTATCGATCCCGCCCGAGGTTCTTGCGCGGTACAACGCCGTCAATGCTCGCGCGGAAGATGTGGCAAGCCGCCCCTTCCAACAGTACGGAACGACAGCTGAAGCTTTCGTTGCTCCTCTTACACAAGCCCAGCAGCAAGGCATCCAGCAGACCCAGCAATATGGGCAGACCGCTCAGCCGTATTTTGGGGCAGCCACGGATCAGCTTCTGACCGCTCAGCAGCAGGGTCAAGCTGGCCTCGGTGCGGCGTACCCCTTCATGCAGCAAGGCATTCAGACCGGCCAACAGCTCGGTGGCGAAGCCTATACCGGCTATCAAAACCTTCCCGGCGCATTCCTGCCATCGTTCGCGCAGGCGCAGCAGGGGATCCAGCAGGGCCTCGGCGCGGGGCAAGCTCTCCTTGGCGGCGGCCTCGGGTATACGCTCGCAGGCTCTCAAGGAGTAAGCCCGCAACAGTTCAGCGGCGCAGCATTGCAGCCCTATATGTCGCCGTTCCTCGGCAACGTGGTGCAGCAGACGATGGCTGCGCAGGCTCAGCAGAATGCTCAGCAGCGCAATGCTCTCACCGGCAATGCTATTCGAGCGGGGGCTTTCGGTGGCGACCGTGCGGGCATCGCACAAGCCAATCTCGCGTATCAGCAGAACCTCGCCAATCAGCAAACGCTGGCAAACCTCCTGCAAGGCGGCTATGGGCAAGCGCTGGGTGCCTTCCAGCAGCAGCAGGGCGTCGATCTCGCCGCGCAGCAAGCCAACCGTGCAGCTCTCCAGCAGACGGGGCAGAGCCTCGCTGGGCTGGGCCAGCAGGCCTTCGGCATGGGCACCGGCGCAGCACAGCAGCAAGCGGGTCTAGGGCAGGCGCTGGCAGGCATCTACGGCCAGCAGGCGCAGGGTCTTGCAGGCCTCGGCCAGCAGCAATTCGGGCAGGGCCTCACGGCGGCTCAGCAGCAGGCTCAGCTGGCTCAGCAGGGCTACGGCATGGGCGCGGGTACAGCGCAGGCGCTCGCCGGTCTTGGGCAGGGTGCGCAGGCGGCTGGCTTGCAGGGCGCGCAGGCGATGCTCGGTGCCGGTCAGATTCAGCAGCAGACCGAACAGGCTGGCAAACAAGCTCTCTATAACCAGTTCCTGCAGCAGCAGGGCTATCCGTTCCAAGTGGCGCAGTTCCTCGCGAACATTGCGATGGGCACCGGCGCGCTTTCCGGTTCGACCACGACCACGCAACAGCCCTCCTCGTTCTTCTCCGACCGCAAGGTCAAGGAAAACGTCCGGAAGATTGGCGAAACCGAAGACGGTCTGCCGATCTACAAATTCCGATATAAGGGGGATAAAACGGAGCAGACACACATCGGCTATATGGCCGATGAGGTCGAGAAGAAGCATCCGGACGCTGTCGGTGAGTATGGTGGGGTCAAGACCGTTGATTATAACAAGGTCAACGCTCGCGAGAGCATGGGCGGCGCTGTGCATGAAGGCGGCCTCGGTCGAGGCGCATATGCATACGGCGGGGCCGATCATGTGGATCCGAACGATCTGCAAGCGATAATTCGCCAGCAGCAGCAGATGTATGGGCCGAACATGGGCGGTCTGTACGGCGGTTCTGCGCAGCAGACACCTCATGGCGGCAAAGCAAATGTTCCGACCGGTGGCTTGCATGTTGGTAAGCTCGTCACGGCTGGTGCAGCACCTCGCCAGCGTGAAGGCGGCCTCCGTGGCGCGATGGGCAACGCGCAAGAAGCGAAGCAGATGGTCGAAGGGGTCATTGGTAAATACAACCCTCAAACCAAACAGCACGAAGGCAGCCTTATCGATCAGATAAGGAGCGCCGGAAAATCCATCAGCAGTGCTGTCGGTGGCGGCGAAGCGGCAGCCAAGAGCGCGAATACCGCAGTGGCAAATGCCGCAGCTGCAACGCCATCCGCTGAAGATCTTGATAAAGCATCGAAGGCTTTGGGCTTGTACGCTCATGGCGGCCTCGTCCCGCGCGCTGGCTATAAGTTCGGCGGCGAAGACGTGTACAAAGCTGATCAGAGCTATGTGCCGGAAGAAGTGCTTGAGAGCGAGGATAAGAAGCCCGAGCTGATGACCGCTAAGGGCGGCACCGGCGGCGGCGGTGGCGGTGGCAAGAGCGGCGCAAGCACGGCTCTCGGTATCGCTGGAACGCTGGCGAATTTCATCCCCGGTGTCGGTCCCGCGATTGGCACCGGCCTCAAAGCTGCTTCGATGTTCTTCAACGAAGGCGGCGTTGTTCCGCGCCACGGCTATCAGCAGGGCGGGGCAAACAATCAAGACCCGCATTCTGTCGAAGCCATATCGGATTATATTATCGGTGAAGAAAGCGCTGGCGATCCTCGTGCTCGTGCGAAAACATCATCTGCTGCTGGCCTCGGTCAGTTCACGGACGCAACCGCTCGGACTGTGTTGCAGCGCAACCCCGAAATCGCAGCTCAGCTAGAACAACAGGGTGTCACATATAATCCCAATCAAAGAGGATTTACTGCACAGTTCCCGGCAAGCATTCAGCGTCAAATGGTTGCTGCCCATGTTCGCCAACAGCAAGAACTATTGAGGCAACAAGGTTATGATCCAACGCGCGAAAATGTGCGCATGAATTGGTTCCTCGGTGAATCGGGCGGCCCCGCATTTTTGAATGCCATGCGCGAAGATCCGAACGCGCCAGCAACTGCATATGCTGATCCTGCCGCGATCAAAGCGAATCAAAGCATCTTCTTTACAAAAGATGGCCAGCCTCGTTCTGTGCAAGAGGTCTATTCATTCCTCAATAAAGGCGGTGGCGGCGGTGGCGTCGGCGGCGGGCGTGCTGTCGCGTCTACGCAAGCTGGGGCACCGGCTGGCGACCAAAAAGGCGGAATCGGCAACTTCCTTACAAGCAGCAAGTTCCTTGTGCCACTCGGCACTGGCCTTCTGACGATGGCATCTTCGCCGTCGCGTTACCTCGGCGCAGCGGCCTTGCAGGGCCTCGGCGCTGGCTTGGCAGCCATGAATGTGCCCGAGGAACAAGAGGTCAAAATTCAAAGAGGCAAGGAAGAAATCGCGACGATCCAGCAAGCGAACATCCAAAACAGCCTCAAATTTATGCCGGATGGCACACGAATTGTGTGGCTCAAGGGCGGCAAATTCGTCACGGCAGACGTTTACATGGATATGTTGGAAAAAGGCCTCAAGCCGGAACTTCTCGGCTATGTGCCTTCGGATGCAGAAAAACGTATCCAAGAAGCTGGCGGCGTCAATGCTGGCGCAGCCGACATCACCGGCGGGTTTGGCAGCACACGCGGGCCACAAAATATTGCTGGTATCAGTCTGTCGCCGCAGGCAATGCAAGCAGCTAAGCGCGAAGCAGCGATCACTTATCAAGGCGGCCCGCAGTCGGAAGAGCAGAAAAAGGCTTCGCTTGAGTATTCAACCGCAGTTCGTAATGCTGCGCGCGAAGCTCGGCCTTCGATTAGTTCGCTCGGTGACATCGCACAGAACATCTCTAAGGCAGCGCAACTGGGCGGTGTTGAAGCAATGGGTATTGCATACCCGCTTCGCGCTCAAGTTTTCAGCTTTGCTAATACGCTTCTGCGCGCAGCTGGGCAGAAAGAGATCTTTAGTGGCGATACTGTCGAGCAAATTCAAAATAAGCTTAGCACCATTCAAGGTGAGCTGCAGGCTTCTCTTGGCGGCGAAAGAAGCTTCTCTGCAATGCAGAGCCTTATTGGCGCAACGCCGAACACAAGTATGAACCCGGAAGCGGCATCGTATCTTGCGGCTGATCTGTGGGTTGCTCGTCAGCGTCAGATCGACCGCGACAACTTCCGTATGGTGTATGGCCGTGGGTCAAACGGCTCTTATGCTGATGCGGATTATTATTTCAACGAGCAGTTCTCGCCCGACAAATATAAGCGGGAGCGTGCTGCAATTCAGCACATTATCAAGAAGAACCCCGACATCATCAATGACATGCGTATGGGCAAAATGAGAGCCCCGATGATTGATAAAGGGTTTACCAATATGATGGGCGAAGATATGCCCGGAATGTCGCGCTACTTTGTGGCTGGCACGAGGTAATCACTATGGCAAATGAGCAAGATCCTTTTGCTAGATACAACATTCCGGCATTTAAGCGCGAAGATCAACCGGCGCGGCAAGTCAATCCGGATAACCCATTCGGCGCTTATAATGTTCCGAAATATAACGAAGCGCCTCCGCCTGCAGCTGCGCCTGCTCCGGAGGTAAAGCCGGAATTTATGAAAACGGATCGCCCGGAAGCTCAAGACCGTTCATGGTCTGAAGTGCCGGGACAGATGGCGCAGAATTTTGTTCCGAGCCTCAAAGAAAACATCCATCAGATTGTTACACCATTCTTGCAGCCAAAGGAGACGGCGCAGGCGATTGGTCAACTGGGTGTTGGCGCTTATTCGAAAGCAAAGGGCGCACTAGGCTTCGAGCAAAACGCTGAAGAGAAGGCAAAGGACGAAGCAGCTCTTAATGCAGTCGGCAAGTTCTATGCTGATCGTTATGGCAGTGAGGCTGGATTCAAGCGCGCATTGGCTGAAGACCCTGTCGGCGTTCTGAGCGATCTCAGCATTCCGTTCACTGGCGGCGGCACGCTGTTGGCAAAGGCCCCCGGCGCGGCTGGTAAGCTCGGTTCTGCTGTGAAGGCGGCAGGGTCTGTGATGGACCCCATCGGCGCAGCTGCGCAGGCGACTAAAGCGGCATCGAAAGGCGTTTCTTTTGCAGGGCAGATCCCGCAATGGTGGGCAACTGGATCGTCGTGGAATTCTTTGACTAAAGCTTATGAAGCTGGCCTTGAGGGCAATAAGGCATTCCGCGATACGCTTATGGGCATAAGCAGCGCTGAAGACGGCCTCAGAAGGGTCGAGGCTGGCCACGCCGCGATTGCTGCAGAAAGAGCAAAAAAAATTGAAGAGATGTTAGGTGATATCGGTGATAAGCCGATGACCTATGATCGTGTGCAAACGGCGTTGCAGGAAGCATCACAGCGTGTTGCACCACACGGATCGTCTATCAATAGAGCAGGTGCAAAAGCTCTTGAGGAAGCTAATTTAAAAGTTCTAGAGTTTATGCACAATCCGGATATTGTTCCGAATGTTAGGAACATGCAGAACCTTAAAGTAGCTATTCGCGACATAATGGAAGAAAATGGTCTAGTAGGTAAAAAAACTGTCGGTGAAAACGCTCTGAACCATGTCTACAACTCTATTAAGCAAGATATTGCCTCCCTTGATAAAGGAGTTGGCGTAAAATACATGGAGGCGATGGATCACTACGCGCAGCAGACAAAAAAATTGCAACAAATTAATGCTGACTTGATAGGCGGTAGGAGTGATGCTTCAAAAATTAGAAAGTTGCTGAAAGAACAAGATAGCGTCACAAAACAAAATCTATTAAGCGACTTGGCAAAATATGACCCCGATATCCCATATATCGTGGCAGCGCTTGAGTTGAAGCCGGGGTTGCCGAAAGGGCTGCGCGGGATGATGTCCGGCGTTGGCGCTGGTATCGCAGCTACTGGCAGCGTTGTCGGCGCTCCGGTCGGGATTGCAAGCATGGCGCTTCACTCCCCCAAAATTATGGGTGGCTCTCAATATACGCTGGGCTATCTTGGCGGCCTTCCCGCTCGGTCGATTGACTCCATTCCGGGGCGCGCAATCAGCCAGCTGCCGCAGCAAGCTGGGCGCGTTGAAGAGCTGACGCAAAACACGCCGCGCAACGATGCAGCGGTGCAGGCCGCATTGGATTACATTCAAAGCTTGCCATCAAAAGGCATCCAACGGATTGAAGGGCTGGGGATCCCTACACAAATGATCCGTGGCAATGCTGCTGGCGGGCGTATTGGCCGCGCAACCGGTGGCCGCACCAATGGCATGATGACGGCAGAGATGCTTATGCAAGCTGCCCATGCCGCTAAAAAGAAAATCAATAAGACAACCGAAGAGATTTTGAACGCGCCCGACGAGGCTGTGGTAAAAGCTCTTAGTGTCGCCAAACAACACATCTGAGGACAGCTTCGATGGTCAGCTCCTATACACCGAACAAGAACCTCGAAAAGCCCGGAAACGGCGACTACGTCGATACGTGGAACGTCCCAGTCAATGGTGACATGAACATTATCGACGCTGCCTTTGGCGGCACATTCGGTGTGTCTCTGACGAACACGAACGTCACGCTGACACAGACGCAAGCGCAGAACGTCAATATCAACCTTACCGGCCTTTTGTCCGCAAACGTGATTGTCTATCTGCCCGCATCCGTCGCGGGCTTTTGGATCGTTACGAACGCCACGACCGGCGCTTTCACGGTAACGATTGCATCCGCTGGCGGCGCTCCCGGCACTAGCGTTGTGGTGCAGCAGGGCTTCGCCGCGCTTGTGTGGTCGAACGGATCAAACGTCCGCTTTGGCGATGATGACCGCACAGCTCTCATTGCTGGCAACGGCATTCAAATCATTGGCAGCACAATCTCGCTTGTTGCGCCGGTCACAGTAGCCAACGGCGGCACGGGCGGCACGGATGCGGCCACGGCTCGCGCTGGAATCGGCGCTGCAGCTTCTGCCACGCAAATCGCAACCGGGGCAGGATTGCAAGGTGGTGGTGATCTATCTGCCAACCGCACGCTGTCCATCGCTACGGGTGGTGTGACATCGGCCATGCTGGCCTCGGGGGCAGCCACGGGGAACCTCGGCTATACGCCGGTCAACCGCGCTGGCGACACAATGACGGGCGCGCTGAACATCGGCTCTTCGGGTTCGCCGCTCACGGTCAATTCGACCAATAGCACGCAGAATAAAATCATCCTGTCTGACAACGGCACCGTCCGGGGTTATCTTGGCGCGACATCCGCGAACTGTCTTGCAGTTCAGAATGCTGCTGGGAGCCTCACGACGCTGACGGTCGATAACAGCGGCAATCTGACGGCTGCTGCGAACGTCACGGCCTATTCGGACGTGCGGCTGAAGAAAGATCTCGTGAACATCAAGAATGCGCTTGAGATCGTCAATCGCATGAATGGCTACCGGTATACGCGCATCGATACGGGGCAGAAAGAAATCGGCCTCGTGGCGCAGCAACTGACCGGCGATCTGCCGGAAGTTGTGAAGCAGAACGAAGAATATATGTCGGTCGCCTATGACCGCATCGTGGCTGTCCTTGTCGAAGCGGTGAAAGAACTCACGAAGCGCGTGGAAGCATTGGAGGCTAAATAATGCCTACCCCTGCCTCCGGCGCGATTAGCATGTCGGACATCAACGCCAACTTTGGGCGTGGTAATGATCTGAATGCGTACCGAAACACCATATGGTATCAGCCCGCATCGCTGACGTTCGGCTACTTCAACAGTGGCACGATCAGCATGTCGGACTTTTACAATAAGCAGGGCACAGACCCAGCTGGATCCGGCGCGAGCGATTACACGTCGCCGGGAACTTACTATTTCGTTGTGCCGCTCTTCCGCAACTTCCTACAGATTCAAGTGTGGGGCGCAGGCGGTGCTGGTGGTGCTTATCTTGTTGGCGGCAGCGCCCCCGGTGGGGCCGAGAGCCGTGTCTACATGCCGAATGGTGAACAGCTCGCGGGCTTAGGCGGCGGAGGCGGTGGCAACGCACAGACCTCTCGCTTCGGCGGCAACGTCTTCGGCGCTGGCGGCGGGGGCGGCGGTGCCGGTGGGGGCAACCAACAGAACGTAGGCGGCCAAGCGGGCTTTGGTGGTGATGCTGGGGGCATGGGTGGTGCTGCGCCAGCAGGCGGTGGCACTACGGGCTCTCCGCCGAATTCCACGCAGGGCACCCCGCTCTATGCCTACAACGGCAACTTCCCCGGCGGTGGGGCTTCGTCCTTCCGCTTCTTCGACAGCGCTGGCAAGTACAATGCTTTCGGTGGCGGCGGCGGCGGTGGCGGGTATGCGCGCTCTGTATGGGGCGGTGGCACGTTCTACACGCAAACGGTCACCATTGTGATTGGCGCTGGCGGCGGGTCCGCCGTCAGCACCGGGGCCAGTGGCCGCGTCTACATCGACTGGGGCTAAGCGCGCCGCCGGTTGAAGGCTGTGCCTCGCTGGTAGACGATGGCGTGATGCTCCTTGCACCACGGCTCAGAAGGCTTCGCAGCAAACTGGCCGCAATAAAGCTTGTCCGGGAGGATCCACCGGCAGTCGTGCATGCCGAGCTGCATGATTCGCTTCGGCTTCGCGACGTGCGCGGCTTCTTCCGGGGACTTCGGAGGAACAAGAGGCGGCTTCGGCATTTCCGGCTCCTTCTTCAGTTTGACCGGCGCGATGGTCGTTAGCTTCGGCGCTTGTGGAAGGCGCTCCGGCTTCTTCGGCTTCACAGCATTAGCGCGATCATAGGTGTGGGATTTAGCCTCACCGTTCTTCTGCGCGCGATGAACGATGCCCATCACAGCATTCCGTGTGATGCCCAGCGCCGCCGCAATCTCGCCCGATGTGTGGCCGCTATTCCATAAGGCTACGATCTGCTTGTTCCGCTTCTCAAGATTGCTGCTGGTCATTGGGGGCCTTCAGCATCTCTTCGATATTGGCGAGAACATTCTCCGTGGCTGCCTTCGGGCGCATGAGGAATGCCGGGACGGGATCCTCGGTCAGCTCGCGGAAGCCTTCCTCATTCGGGTAGCCGTGCTGAATGCGGACGATGAGATCATCAAACCGCGTGGCCAGTAGGGCCATATAAGCATCGGATTCCTTCTGCCGTTGCTCATAGAAGGATTGGAATTCACGAGCTTGCTTGTCGAAGAATAGCTGAGCTTCTTTCTTGATGCCTTTGAGGTCATCGACAAGCAGATGCTCGGTGCGTTGCTGTTCATTGGCAAGTTGATTGATGATGGCGTCGAGATTGCGCATGTTTACTCTCCTTAGCGACGATAATTAACACGGGGGCCGGAACGCATGGGCTGACGATTGTCATCCTCATAGCCGTCCTTTTCGATGTACTCTTGCACCTTCGCGATGTGGAACGTGCTGAGAATGATGGGGCCGACTTCTTCCCAAACAGTCTCGCCGGTGTGGTTGCGGTTGTGAAAGCGCTGCATCACAAGGATGAAATCGTTCTCACACATCAGCTCATACAGTTCGGGAATAGATTGAGCCTCAACGTCTGCGACTAGCTTGTGCAGCGGC